GTTAGAGAGCAAGTAGATTGCACAGCTGGTTTAGGAGGAAGGTTATTACCACAAACGACATGTCCAACATGCGGCTCTCCTCCAACAACTGCACCCCCAACGCCAACGCCTACGGCATCACCGACACCTACAATTACGCAACCGCCAGCGTTACCACTTTATTACAAACTATTATCTTGTCCAATAACGCAAGGGAGTACTTTGAAATATACATCATCTCCAAGTACACCTTCTACATCCCAAAGATATCAAGACAGCACACAAAGCCCTCCAATATCTTATGTATATGATAACAGTGCGGGAACAACTACACCACCGCAAGGAACTATAAGTAACATTATACAAATAGTACCAGGAGAATTTGGTTGTCCAGCTGTTGATCCAGACTATAATTTTTATAACGCTATAGAGTGTGATAATGTAACGGCGGTTGTAATTAGATCAGACGAGGCTACCACATTTGTAACAGGGCAAGTTGTAAAAACAGTTGGCTCCTCTGTTTGTTATTCCATACAAACTGTAGCTGCATCTACTACAACTTTTCTAACATATGACACAAGTGTCTCGCCTTTTGATAATTGTGCTTTATGTAATCCTGCACCACCCCCTATTAATGGATTTAAAGTTACTCAGTCAGGTCAGCCTGATAATGAGGTGCTTCAAGATGTAAGCAATCCACGTACCGAGGGAGAAACTGTATTAACTAGTATTAATACCGAGTGTTGGACGTTAAGTACGCCTATAAATACAGCCACAGGCAACACAATAACAGGCGATTGCCCTCCTGTTCCAACATGTACTTTATTTATTGTACAAGGGGGTAGTTCTGGAGGCACAATAAGTTACACAGATTGTGATGGGACAAATTTTAATAATTTTAATATTTTACCAAATGAGGAATTAGCACGTTGTGTAATAACAGGATCTATTACCGCAACAGGTACAGTAACTTTGGACGAACAATCTCCTTGCGACGGAACACCAAGCGCACCTTCCGATCCATACGATTATTATAATCTACAAAAATGTGATGGTTCGGGTTCCACTATCGTTGCGCGTTATAATGGTGCATCTATTAATAATGGTCAGTCAGTTAAAATAGGTGGTGTTTGTTATGAAGTAAAAAGTGGTTCAACGGATGATTCAACCACGACAGATATAGTAGGTAGTGAAATTTATACAAGTTGCAGCGCATGCAACCCTTGCGCGGGTATAAATACTTTATCTTTAAGTTATAACGCCAACCAAAGTTGTACAACAAGCGGTGTACAAAATTTAAGAACTAATGGCACTACTTTGTTATCATCAAGTTTAATATATCAACCAACAGGAGCTTGTGACTCAACAAATTATGCTCCAACGGGATGGTATACACAAATTACGGCATCAGGTTCAAGCTCTAAATTTTGGGATGGCTTCGCTTTTACTCAAACAATAACACCTTGTACTTCAGCTCCAACAACAGTAACAGCAACATTAGGAGATGTAGTTAACAAAATAGAAGGCCCAACAGAAGGATACACTATTAGTGGGGACGCTGCAGGAGAAACTAGAGACGGTGCCTATGGAGCATCCACAGCGTTTGCATTTAGCACGACTGTAAGTGCAAATCAGGGATTCTCTTTTACAATTTCTTCAAATGTTGATAACTTTAGCGGTACACTTACAACTTCTGATGTAACAGGCAATACTACTATAACAGGTACCGTAGCTGAGGACAGACCAACTAACTTCTATCAAGTACGGCAATGCGGAAACAATACGCTATATAATATAGAATCAGCTTCAGCTTTATCCACAAATACAGTAGTTGTATTTAGATTCGATACGGGAACTAATTTTCCTTGTGGGACAATAATAGCAGACGCACCTATAGGTGCAACTGTTGAGGGCACGGTGGTGCACCAAGTTCCTAATTGCAACAGTTCAGCTTGTACTCAAGGATCAAGCACACCTTTTAGTTCTTTCTAAAATATTATTACCTTAGCAATTAATTTAATCTAATGGAATCTATTTTTATACAAATCCCTAGCTATAGGGATCCGGAACTATTACCTACAATAAAAGATATTCTTACTACTGCCATACATCCAGAGAGATTAACTTTCGGTATATGTCATCAGTTTCACCTAAACGATTCATGGGATACATTAGATGAATTTAAAGACGACCCTAGATTTCGTATAATATCTGTTCCTTGGGATGAGTCAAGAGGATTGTGTTGGGCACGACATCTAATACAAAAATTATGGAAGGGAGAAAAATGGACGTTACAATTGGACTCTCACCATAGAATGGCACAAGGATGGGATCAGGCACTTATATATATGGCTAACCAAACCGAGGTATCAAAGCCTTTGTTGTCTACATACGCTGGGATGTATGACCCAAAAACAAACGATAAAATAGGTGATATACCCTATAAAATGTTACCTCTTAAATTTAGAGATTATGGCACCATAATATTTGCACCAGGAGAAATAGCAGAGTGGCAAAGCCTAGCACGACCTATACCTGCTAGATTTGTATCAGGACATTTTTATTTTACATTAGGTATACACTGTAAAGAGTATGTCTATGACCCCAACTTATACTTTCAAGGAGATGAGATATCTCTTTCTGTTCGTTCCTATACTTTAGGATATGATTTATTTCACCCACACAGGACGGTGGTATGGCACGAGTATACTCGGGAGGGTAGAGTTAAACATTGGGATGACTTTAACGATCCTGCACAAAACAAAATAAATACTACGTGGAGTAAGATAGACGAAGTATCTAAAAGTAGGTTGCGTCAACTACTAGGAATGGAAGAGAATGGGCATACCTTATATCCACATGACATGGGAAGAATTAGAACCATAAAAGAATATGAAGAATATGCAGGGGTGGATTTCAAATTAAAAAGAATACACCTATCAGCAAAAGATGGTATGAATCCACCAACCGTTATATCAACTGACGACAATTGGAGAACCGTAAAACAAGAACACTATGAGGGTACAGTTACTTGGACTGAAGAATATCCAAAGATTAGAACTTCTCTAGGATGTACTTGTAATATAGCTTTTATAATGGTGGCTATTGAAGATGAAACCGGGCGTATATTATTCCGAGAGGATTTAAATAAGAATGAATATGTAAATGGCGCACTAACCTCATTAGTATATAACTTTGAATCAAGCACACCACCTGTAAAATCTATCGTTTGGACGCATACCACCAAAAATGAATGGGTTCATAAAATAGAGAAAGAAATAATTTCTTAATTTAGTAGCTAATATGGCACACGAAAACTTAAACTTTACCGATTTAACGCTGACCTATAGTGAAAACTCAGAGGGTTGGCCTTCCTTTTATTCTTATATACCAGAGCAAATGGTGGGTATGAATAATTTTTTCTACAGTTTTGATGGTGGTAATATATACCAACACAACACAAACGCTGTTCGAAACAATTACTATGGTGTTCAATACCAATCTGAAATCAAAAGCGTATTTAACGAACTGCCTTTAGAAAACAAAATATTTAAAACCTTAAATATTGAAGGAGAAAACGCTTGGACATCTACCTTTGAAACCGACCTACCTAACACAGGTTTAATAAATGACGATTGGTTTGTGCAAAAAGAAGGTGATTGGTTTGCATACATTAGAAGTGCGGGATCTGATCCTGCAAATGTAACTGAATATTTACAAAGGTCTATGAATGGTATAGCTCAAAGTAGCAGTGTAACAGGCACAAGCACCATACCTATTATAAATTTTGCCACAAGTGTTAATATTGGAAGCATAGTATCGGTTGGAGATATGGTTTATTCTGCCATACCTCCTTATACCACCCCTACATTAGCGGGGCAAATAACTAGTATTGAGGTGGACATTCCTAATGCTATTAATAGAATTACGTTAGATGCAACCATCACTGGAGCCACAGCACCTGCAACACAGACAGGGTTTATTTTATATATCAAAAACCAAAACGCTGAGTCACACGGGCTCCTAGGTCATTACATGGTGTTTACTATGCAAAACAACAAGACTACCTCTACAGAGTTATTTGCGGTAGAGAGTGAGGTAACAAAAAGCTTTCCATAAAATTAGTATCTTTGTTTGTAAATGAATTAACCGTACGAAACCTAGATGAACTTGATTACGAAAAGTATTTAGTTCATTGGTGGAAGGATTGGAAATGGGTCGCTCCTGTTAAAGATTTTCTTCCCGACTCTGGTAAAGGAGGAGTAATGGTTTTGGACAATGATACCCCTGTTTGTGCAGGATATATTTATATGACAAATTCTAAAGTAGCTTGGGTAGATTGGATTATATCTAATCGTGAATATAAAAAGAAACCGCAAAGGAAACAAGCCCTCATATTATTGATTCACACTTTGACAAAGATGTGTAAAGATTTAGGATTTATATTTTCCTATGCACTTATAAAAAACGATAGCTTAATGAAAACCTATAAGGAGTTAGGGTATACCGAGGCAGACTCCTATAATAAAGAAATGATAAAAAAATTATAATATGGCAGCAGCGACCGCAATTATAGGCACAGGGCTAGCAGTAGGTAGTTCAGTCATGAGTTTTGCTCAATACAGCAAACAAAACAAAGCACAAAAAGAAGCAGAAGCCGCAGCAGATAAGGCTATGAAAGAGGCACGTGCGAAACTAGAAGAAAATGTTTACGAAGGTTTGGATATAAATCTAAAATCTTTCGAAAGAGAAAGAGATTCACTAGCAGGTGTAGGCGCACAACTTGTAACTGCGGGTCAGGAATCAGAAAGAGGAGCTGCAGCAACGGCGGGACGTATAGCTATGGCAAGTGCAGAACAAGCGCAAAACATTCAAGATAGAGAGATAGATGCGCTAGAACAATTAGAGCGAACAATAGCCGATGAGGAATCCAAATTACAAGCGGCAAAAGTTAATCTAGATTTGGGTGAAGTACAAGGAGCTCAACTCGCAGCTAGAGACGCACAAGAACAGAAAAACCTAGCTCTAACACAAGGTGTTCAATCTTTAGCTCAAGCTGGTTTAGGTCTTTCAGCAATGGGAAGTGAATATGCTAATAGCCCAGAGAGAAAAGCGGCAAGACTTGAAAGAAGAACCGCTCGGCAAGTTGATGCGGGCAAAATACTTCCTAACAGCGGGGTCAAAGTTAACCAGGGCGATTTTCAAGATATGCTAAGAGGTGGTGGAATTGATGGTTCTGGTGACGCTTTACGAAGTTCTTTTAATTCTTTAAAATCAGTTGGCTCCACATTACTTAGTCCACTATTAAGTGTGTTTGGTGGAGGAAAATAATAAAATATAATAAATGACATATTATAAATACGCCGAACGGGATGCTACCAATCAAATAGATTGGAATAAGATATCATCTGATATAAACAAAAGCATGGCTGCCATCTCTGAGGCGAAAGCTAAAAGAAGAGAGGCAGATCAGAAGGCATTGAATGATTCGTTAACAAGGTTAATGGAGAAACCTGTTGGTGAAGACTTAGCAGAAAATCAACGTATAGCTAACTACACTCAACAAGCCGAAGAAGTTTTACTAAATGATCTGAGGGGGTTGAAGCGTGGGGATATAAGCCGTAGAGATTATAATCTAAAATACAACAATGTAAAGATGGGAACCGAAAGAGCTTTCAGTTTATCTAAACAGTATCAAGACTCTTATCAAATGCATGTGGATAGAATTAAAGCTGATGAGGCAAGCGGTATTGAAGGAGGTTTACTAGGTTTAGCTGAACAGTACGGACTTGCTTCTGCATCACAATATTATATAAACCCTCTCAATGGTGATGTTAGTTTGGCTCTAACCACAGGCGAAGGAAAAGAAGGGGATATAAAAATAGGTGACAGCCAATTCGATTTAATGGGACTAAGCACAGCTCAAAATATTATTTTTCAAAAAATAGACAAATACAAAACTCAAGACCAAGTAGCAAAATTAACAGAAAATTTAAAAACTGAAGCCCTAGATGTCCTAGATGGACTAGCTCCAGATGGTACAAGTTTAAAAGGCTACATATCAACAGAAAAAGGTTTTGATGTAGAGGCTTTATTTGATGTTGTTGAGGGGGGGCTTGTTCCTAAAAAAGGACAGGAGGATGAAGCTAATGCTTTATTATCACAAATAAACGCAACTTTTGCGGGCGACCCTTTTTCTAAAGCTAGTTTTTTATTTGATACCATTGGTACAATTGACGGTAAAACGGTAGAGATGGTATTTCCTGACGCTGAAGGTAACTTTGTCGACACAGGCAACCACCAAATAAGAATGAAGCTTGACAAACAAAGCAGATATGTGCCTGAGATAACAGAAGACCAACAAAAAATTATTGACAAGAACATGGTGGCTCTTGTTAAAAACTCAATAGATACTTCGTTTGGAATCAAAGCTGATACACGTAAAACACAGGCTGAAGATGAGTCTTTAAAAATAAGAAGAGCAGAGCTGTTAGAAAGAAATGCGGCAAGAAAAGCAAAGGGACTTGGAAAAGTTAAAAGTACAATAATGGATGATGCTCGAAGATATCTAGAAAAAAACATCAAAGAAGACGTACTAAAAAAAGAAGACGATGCAGATGTTTTTAAAGGTATTAATGATATAATTTCAGAATTTGGGATTGAACTTCGTAATCCTATTAACCTTAGAGACGGACAATCATTGATATTAAGTCAAACGAATGATAAAGGTGAATCAATTGAAAATGAAATATTTTTACCAAGTGATGCTACTTCTACTTCATGGTTTGGTCCTGATAGACCTTCATCAAAAGCGGCAAAAGAACAAATTATAAACTTTGTTTTAGAAAATGTAAATGCTAGAGCCTTAGCTGCAATCAAAGATAAGTTTGGAGTAAAGACAAATAATCTTACTCCTGACAATAATGAAGATGATTCAAATGTTAGCACGCAAACTGTTACACGAACAGTAACAATAGATACTTCAAAATATAAGTAATGAACGAGCAAGCTTTAAGAGACGCATATGAATTGTTTACTGCCGGAGGGTATCAAGGAACTTTAGAGGACTATATAAAACTAATAAATAGTAATCCTGAAGCACTAGAAAACAGTTATTCTTTGTTTAAAGAAGGAGGATACACAAAACCCATAGAAGATTTTCAAGTCCTTATAGGGGTAAAAAAAAAAGACGATATGGCTTCAGATTCAGGGGATGGTTTATCGGTATCTCCCACGACTCCAATGCCCGCAGCGATTGATGTACAAACTCAAACCAGTGCCCCTACTGCCACAGTAGCTACAACTGTAGATGTAGAGGAACCAGAAGACTTTTCGGAACTTGCAATAAAACCTGATCTTATAAAAAAAGATGAGGAATTTGTTGTTGAAGAATTGAATTATGCATACGGCAATGAAGGGTTTACATTTGAAGAAGCAGGATTTGGTTTTGATAAAATGAATGTCACGTCTGCCAATGGGGATGAAATATCTATAGACTTAGATGCTTTTACCACAAAGAAAAATATAGAAGAAGCAAAAAAATTAGATGAGTTTATAAAAAAGAATGTACAAGAAAACATAAATATTCGTAAGCAAGAGGACAGCTATGAAGAAAACAAAGTAATATTTGAAACCGACAAAGATGTTCAAGAAACAATTAGGCTTCTAAACCAAGAAGCTGAAACTTTGAATAAAGGTTTAAAAAACTTTGAACTTAATCAATCTATATTAAATGAAGAAAAAGCAGCTCTCGATTCTTTGACAGAACAACAAAAAAGACAACAACGAGATCGTATATTAAAATATAATGTAGAGCAAAAAGAGCTTAACAATAGTCTTCGAAATATTAAAAATTACGGAGAACAATACTTTTCAAGAAAAGCTTTATTAGAAGAAGCAATAGGCGAATATACGGCAATGAAATCACGACAAGGTAATCTTGGTCAAGCATTGAGAGAAGAGTTTGCTAGAGGTATTGGAAGAATAGGTGCAGGTTATGTAGGGTATGGAATTGATTTGATGACTGAAATGAGGGAGTTTGCTGGCCTTGATCCAAAAGAATTCAGAAGTAGATATAGGAAAAAGGCTGAAGCCAAAGGGCTTACTCTTCCAGATAATTTTGAATCTTTGACATTTAGTGAAATAAAAGATTTATATCCTGAAGTTATTGATACTTTTACTTATACTACAAGCGCTGGCATTGGTGGACCTGGACAACAAATAACACAAAACATAACTCAAGGTGGTTCCTTCATTAATGAGATAACAGATGAAGTAAAAAAAACTAAAAAGGGTGATACTTTACCAGACATTAGGGAGTATTTTGTGGAGCTCACAGGTGGTAAAAATGTGAGCGAGCAGTACATGCAAGCCAAAAAAGAAGAGTTTTGGGCGGGTGCTCTTATAGGTCTATCAGGTTCTATACCAGCTTTCCTAAATCCAGAAAAATTTTCTCGTGTTGCTAATTTAATATCTCAAGTTTCCGACTATTACGAAGAGGAGTTTCAAGATTTAGATTTGACAGAAAATGAAAAAGCTTCACTCAAGTTACCTCTTGCCATTATTTCAGGTGTTTTAGAAAACATAGGTTTTAGAAACATAATTAATAAACAACCTTTTGTAAAAAGATTACTTTCTAGAATTATAAAAGATATGCCAGACAATGTGACTGAAGGTACATTTAGAGATTTTGTAAGAAAATCTGTATCAAATAGTTTGGTTCGAGGTGGAGCAACTGTAACTGCTGCAGGTTTAGCAGAATTTGAAACAGGTGCAATGCAAGAAATTTCAGACATAGGAGGAAAAGCTCTTTTCAATTCTATTAAAGAAAAAGATATTTTTCAGAATCCAAAAAGTTATGCAGAAGGTTTTGCTCAAATATTTAGAGCGGGTGCACAAGAAGCGGTCGGAGGTTTTGTACTTGGAACTATACCTGCTATCAGCGATGCATATAGCAAACAAGATTTTACACAAGTAGATAATGATGTTTTTGATATGTTCAAAGCCATAAGGAATGATTCTAAATTAAAACCAGGTATTGTTACTGACTTGAAACAAAAAATAAATAACGGCGAACTCACTAAAGAACAAGCTCAAAAACAACTAGATGATTTTGACAAGGCTTCGGCTCTTATTAATCAGATTCCTGCTGATTTACCTTTGGAACAACAAAAAGAAATTTTGGGTCGTTTGCAACGTAAAGAATCCTTGCAGAAACAAATAGGCGATAACGACCCTGTTATGTATACTAAACAGTTAGATGAAATAAAAAGAATAGATGAAGAAATAGAAAGTATAATAAGATCTGAGGCTGTAAAAAAGCAAGATGTAAAAGACCCGTTAAGCGAAGATAAATCTAAAGTAGATAATGAATCCGCAGAGTTTGCAGATACAACGATAGCTTTTAGGGACAGAGAAACACTTACAAACAAAACTGGAGTTGAGGCTGAGGTAGGAGATAGGTTTGTTGAAAAAACCGTAAATGATGGAATAGAAAAAGGGCAAACTACTCAAGAAATATTAGATAGAATTACCCCACGCTATGGTTTTAATAATAACGAAATAGCGGGACTAAAAGAATTTATAGAAGGAAAAAAGGCAGGAAAAATTAAAAATGATTTTGGTACTTATAGAAAAGGTAAACCAAAACAAGCAGACACAGATCAGACTGCTAGGGGAGAAATTGAAGTTGATACCGCAATAACAGAGGAACAACAAGATATTGATGCATTTTTTGGAGAGGAAGTTGAAGAGACCACCGAAGTTATTTCAGACAATTTAAGCATAAATAAAGCTGGACCAGAACAGACGTTAACAGTTGAAAATAAAACAAGAGTTGATAGAGTTATCAATTTAGCAAGATTAGGAGCGCAATCTATTTCTAAACTACTGCCTAACACGAGGATAATACTTCATGAATCAAACGAAGAGTTTGAAAAGTATGCAGCACCGGGACGAGCAGAAATTATTGGGGACACAATACATATAAACCTTTCAAACGCAACAGCAACGACTGTTGCTCATGAGATATTTCATGCGGTATTTTTAAGTAAAATTAAAACGGATCTAAAAGCCGCTCAGGTTGCCGAAACAATGATGAAATCTGTAAGAAAGACCTTGCCTGATGATAGCGATTTGGCTAAAAGAATTGACAATTTTGCTCAGTCTTATAAAGACGTAAGCGAATTACAAAATGAAGAAAGGTTAGCTGAATTAATAGGTATAATGTCTTCTGAATATAAAACATTAAGTAAGCCGCAAAAAAGTATAGTAATAAAATTTATAGAAAATTTAGCAAGTGCTTTTGGCGTTGATTTAAATATTTCAGAATTTACTAAAACTGATGAAGATGTAATAGATTTACTTAACGTCTTATCAACAAAAGTTGGAACTGGTGAAGAAATAACGGAGACAGATGTTCTGACTATTGAAGAATTAGATAATGGAACAAATCCTATCGGCAGCCCAACCACAATTAGGGTTCCTAAACCAAGGCAACAAATAGATTTTAAAGAATCTTATCCTTTGTCCTTAATTACGGCTCAAAACAAAGTAGATTTGATATCTCTTATTGAAGAAATAAATAGTAAAAATCAAAAAGTTTGGTTTTGGGTGGCGGATCAATTAGGTTCTGGAGATTTTAATGGTATTCTTTTAGATGCGGGACCTAGTTTCCCGTTTGGTAATGTGAAAGTAAATGAAGAAGCAATATGGGCTACAGGTATTTCAGAAGCTGATATACAAGGGAGGTTAAAAGAAGCAGATTATATTTTTATAATTAGCGGTTCGCCCCAACAAAGCAAATTGTTTAACAAAAATGTTTATGATGTATTTACACAGAGCCTTGGAGATTATAATAATTTTAAGCAACAAGCTTTAGACACGAAACCAATTAAAGCAATTGTAGAAGTCTTAGAAGCTCATGACAGCTGGGAGTCATTGAAAAATGATAGTTCAGTTAATAGAAATGCAAATGCTAAAACTGGAGCTCCTGCAAAAATCGGAACCGGGAGAAAAAAATTCCTTCAAGCAATTATATCAACTGAAAAAACACCAACTACGGCTTTTAATAAACTTATGCAGTCTCTTGGGGGTTATATAAATGTAGAAGATTTAAGAGATGGATTTTACAAAGAAAACGATTTTAAACAAAATGACATCATGTTGGTGTTAAAACCAACAGGATATTCTTTAACGTCTAATCACTCTACATACGATAAAGAAATTTTGGGTGAAGTAGTTGGTGTTCCAGATATGAAAATTGATGCTTTAGATGTGATGCCACAAGAAATAGCAGATAAATATGCAGGAAAACCTAGAACCCAAGTATCACAAGGTATTGCTCCTTTTGGTATAGGTATCAGAGAAGTAACGCCAGAGAGAATACCAAGACAACAAAGAAGTATTGAAGATGTTACTCGATTGTTTAATATGAACGAGGACACTGGATTTATCCCTAAGACTGCCAACCTTTCAGAACTAAGAAAAGCTGTAGAGCCTTTCGGATTTGAGGCGTTTAAGTCAAGAGAAGATCAGTATGGAAGAGGGGGTGGGCTATTTATAAAAAAACCAGGTAGACCAAGATACAAGCCAACACCCCAACGTAGAAGACAACAAAGATCTCCTTTAAATATAGTTACTGAAGGGCGGGAAGCTGGTTTTAGAGATGAACTGATAGTAGATTTCCTGCAAAGAAATTATAAAAAAGAAGACGGTAAAAGGTTAACAATGAAAGAAATCCGTGATGTAATGGATATACCTTTAGGTCTTATGAACACACTGCCACAGAGTTTTGCAAACTTATTTGGGGGTGCTGAAGCTGGTGTAAAATTGTATAAAAAAATAGAAGCCTTCAGAAAAAAAGAAAGAACAAACAATAAAAGACGTAAGAACAAATTGTCAGAAGCTCAAATCATGGACAAAGCTATTGAGTTCATGCAAAAACAACCCGAGTATATTGAAGAAGGTGTCAAGACAACAGTAAAAGGGAAGACTCGTGTAAGTTTATCTAATCAACAAAGATTAATGGAAATAGATTTGCAAAAGTCAATAGGGCAAAGACCAACAAAAGATATGGCTGCACGTCTTAAAAATGCTAGAATACTTGTAAGACAATCTGTTAAAACAGAAAAAGACTTGCAAAAAATTAAAAGGCAAGTCCGTGCTTTTATCAGAAAAAGTTTGCCACCAAATTTATATTCTAATAAAGAAGTAAACGATTTAATTAGTAAGGTTACTCTAGCTACTTCTAAAAACATAGAAAACATATTAGATGAAGTTATAGAAATAGCTACAACTAAAAACAATAAGTCTTTACTTAATAGGATTAACAATATTTTAAATGGTAAATATGAGACTACTGTAAGCGGAAGAAAAAAAGCAATTAAAATAGATCTTGACACTAGAAAAAGACTTGAAGCTATTGTTAAAACTAGACTTCCAGATACCGCCACAGACGAACAAATATCAGAAAGAAATAAAACCCTTAATGAAGAATTTGAAAAGTTGGCTAAAGATCAAAATACTGATCCGTTTGTCATAAATAAAATGGTTGATTTACAAATTGCTATCAACCTCAACAACGCTTTGCTAATGGCTGACACCGATTTAAATAAAACTGAGTCTCTGGATCAAGCATTTGATGCCTTAACGGGTATTGTTCAGGAAGGAAGAGGTATTTTAAAATCACAAATACAAAAGCAAGCAGAAGAATATAGGAGACAATTTGCTGAATTATATTTCGATATCACCGGTAACAAATTAAACTTAGACGACCCTGATTTAAATGAGCAGTTGGAAAATGAACAATACGCGCGTAACAATGAAAAAACTAGAAGTAAATTAAAAAGCAGAGCTTCTACACTAGTCAGAAATATTATGAATCGTATTAATTTAGGCGTATTTAATACTGCTGAAGCTTTAGATGGGCTTATGAGTAAGATTTCGTCCCTCCCAGGAGAAATGTTTGGCGGACGTGCTCAAGTATTGGTAACAGAAAGAGTTGATGCAGCATCAAGAGAGTTTAAAAAACGAAAACTATTTTTGTCTGCTATGCTTGATGAGCAAATGGCAAAGTATTTAGGTAAAAACTGGAGGTCAAGAAACAAACAATTCAGCCAGCTAGTTCCTACTGCTATCTATAAAAATTCAGACAGAGTAAGTAAAGCTGAAGCTGCCTTACAAAAAGATCCAACTAGTATAGAAAAAAATAATGCTTATACACAAGTTTTAAATGAAGAAGAATTAATTCTTTCTCAGAATCAAATGTACTATTTGTACAATCAATTTAAAGATCCTGCCAACAGAAAAGCTTTTGAGAATATGTATGGAGCTCAAGTAGACCGAGTTATGCAAGAGATAGAAAACAAAATAGATCCTGATCTGAAAAAATTTGCTGACTGGCAGGTAAATGTTTTATATCCAATGTTATATAAACATTATAATAAAACTTACAAGCAAATATATAGGACGGATTTACCCATGAATAAATACTATGCCGGATATTTAGTAAGGGATGGAGTGCCCGACCCCAAGCAATTAGACTTATTAGGCGATCAGGGTATCATGCAAACTGCTGTAGGTTCAGCTTCAACTAAAGCACGTACAAATAATAATTTAAAAATAAAACCTACTGATGGAACAACTGCAATGACTAACTATATTGATGACATGGAATATTTTTCCGCATATGCTGTTCCTATTAGAGATATTAATAAATTATTTTCAAACCAATACATAAGGAAAGCTATAGCTGATATACATGGTCCAAGAATAAATGAATTGATTGACGATGCTATTGGCAAATTAGCTAGCCGAGGAGGTGAACGTCAGTTCTTGACTGGCTTGCTAGACATGACTAACTCTGTTTTCTTAATATCTAGACTTGGTATAAACCCAGTTATTATGATTAAACAGTTGACCTCTACTTTTACCTATGCCAATGACATAGGTATTGGAAACTGGTTAAAGTATGCTGCAAAAAATAAAACGCAACAGTTGCAAGTATTTAAAGAAATAAGAGAGAACTCTGTTTATATGCAAGACAGAAATAACAACTCTATTCTAAGACAAATCGAAAACTATAGTGAAAAAGAAGCTAATCAGGTGTTACCTGTAGGCGCACGTACTAAAGATTGGATAGTTAATTTTTTAATGGCGCAAGTTATAGCTGGTGACCGTGCAGCAATAATGTTGGGTGGAGCTCCTAATTATTCTTTTTACAAAGATCAGTTTAAAAAAGCTAATCCAAATGCAACCGAACAAGATGCAATTGATCATGCAATAATTAAATTCGAACGTGATACTAAAAGGACACAGCAGTCTAGTGATTTGCAAGACAAAGATTTTTATCAAAAACAAGGTCCTTTGTATAGAGCTGCTAATATGTTTTTAACTACACCGAAACAATATTTAAGGAAAGAAATACAAGCAGTCAGAGCTTTGAATAGAAAACTTATGTCTTGGGACAAAAACGCAGGCAAAGGTACTATTGGAGAAAACGTAAGAACTTTTGTGATGTATCATATATTTATGCCCGTATTATTTCAGTATGTTACTTTAGGTTTACCAGGGCTGTTAAGAGAATTTAGAGATGATGATGATGAAGATTTATGGCGAGCTGCGATATTAGGTAATTTAAATGCCATATTTATATTAGGAGAAGTCTTCACTATTATAGGAGATAAGGTGACTGGAAAACCATGGACTAGTAGTAAAGATGTTGGTGTACTTGCAATAGCAAAAGGTTTATCAGAAACATATCAGAGAGCAGTAAATACTAAGAGTGCATCCAAAAGAGCTGAAAGGATGCAAAACTTTTATCTTGAGTTAGCTCAAGTTACAGGTCTTCCTTTACTGACAGTAAAAAAATTAGTAAATAATTATTCTAAGGTTTTAGATTCTGATGATATGGGTGAGACTATATTGAGGTTGTTTAACTTTTCTGAGTATGCTATTAAAGGCAGCCAAAAAAAGAAAACTGGACGAACACAGCAACAAAAAAAAGAGATGAAAAAAATGTTTCCTGAACTATATGACGAGCTGTACGATGTAGAAGACGATGAAATAAAAGCTATTGAAAAAGAGTTAAAGGATATTGAAGAAGAAATATTAGAAAGTTTGTATTAATATGCCATTTAGAAGTCAAGCACAAAGACGTTACATGTATAAGTATCTTCCAGAGATTGCAGAGCAATGGGAGAAAGAGACTACCGCAGGTGTATTACCGAAGCGAATACATCCTAAAAAAAATAAAGGTACATTGTTAACTCAGCGAAGACGAAAACGTAAAGTAAAAGGTTAAACTTCTTGTCTAACAGATTCGCTAACTCCTTTCAGAGTTGTTGATAGTTGAGACACGTTTCTACGCACTGCATTGTAATCTTTATCCATTAAATTTTCGTATATCGTAGGCAAAATAGTATACAAATTATCCATCACAAAGTTGATGTTTTGTATTCTCTTTCGCTCGATTGGAGTTACTTTAGATTTACTCATGCTAACTAAATTATCAATTTAAATATATAATTACAATAATTTAACTATCTAGAGTATCTACTTTTATAGTTAATAAGTGCTCGTTTATATCTGCTATAACCCGTATGCAGAAAGTATTTTCTTTTCCAATAAAACGCCTCAGCCTTGTAATCTATTGGGTGAACCTCCTTTTTTTTAATATTCTCTAAATCAGTTTGTAACCGTTCAAATATTTTATTATATATGTTAATATTTTTTTTGTCGTCCGTAGAGTTTTTCATACAGAAATTCCAACATTCAAATATATTTTTAACTGCGTGCAATACAGTTGCATGGTCTTTACCCAAAGTGTCGCCTATCTTTTTATAACCCAAGCCTGTAATTTCCTTACACAATTTAAAATATATAGTACGAGCCACAACGTAATTTTGCCTACGGCATTTACGTTTGATGTTGAGTTTGAACTCATCTTGAACTGCTGTTCGTATGGAAGACATTGTTATCATAGGATCTGATCCTTAATATACATATCCAAGTAATTGTCTGAGTCAATGATACGTAGGTTTTTAACTTTTATTATATCCCCGAACCAAATCTTGACCTCAAAAAATATAGGAGGCATACCTTTTGATACACCCCCAAGTCTTTTTGTTACTACCTTCTCTATAGGATAATAATCTCCATCAATATAATTCTCAATCTGATTAACTATTTGTATTTGATGTAGGACAGAGAGCAACCCTAATTTTTCAGTAAACTTAGGATTTAAATTATATACCAACCCACTGTGTGTTTCAAGTATTGCGATAGACTTCCACCTCAAATCCATAATTTTTTAGTTCTTTAATTCTATACTCTTGTAGCTTACTAACCTTACCCTTCTTAGTTTTTACCTCCACAAATAATATGGAGCAATCTGATCTCAAAGCTATAAGATCTGGTATGCCGTTTTTATTGGTGGTTGTAAGTTTAATGACGTAGTAGCCTTGCTCTTCAAGTTCTTTTATTTTTTTTGCTTGTATCTTTTGCTCAGTCATATACTAATTTAAAAAATCTTTTTTAAAATGTGAAAGAGTATAATCCTTCTTCTTTATCACAGCTTTATATATTTCATTCTCAATACCATCTTTTGCAAATATCCAATACACATTATTCTTTAGCCTATCTTTAGTAGTCATGCGGTCACGTGACTGCCAATAACTAGTGGCACTAAAGTCTATATTAAAATAAACTAATCGTACCGCCTTACGTAAACTGATACCTTCACGTCCACTTACTATCTGTAACGCTATGCTCTTATCTGTTTTGTTAAACTCTTCAAGCTCGGTGGTAAGTTGCTCACCATATATTTCTTTGAGTGCATTGTACTCTTCTTTGAACTTATAAAAGATACCTATCTTCTCGCCTTGGAAGTAGTCATATATATACTCAGCCTTACTAGTATCAAGTATCATCGAGTTGCCACTCTCAAACTTTATAGTACCAGAGTACATCTGATGGAGTTTAGTCATTAGTTTTGTTGGGGTATCACCAAGTATAACTTCATTAGTTCCTTCAACTACTAAGTTCTTTTTTAATTGCTTTATAAACCGATAGGTAACAGGTCGCATGGTGACCTCCAATATCTGC